GTTTGCCGTACTAGTTATAAAGAAGATGACAAGTATGTACACGCAGAACGTGCCGCAATAGATGCCTGTGGCGAAGTTGACCCGGACTGTATGATTGTCACTACCTTAAGTCCTTGTAATCGCCCAATGGATGACCGATATCGTGAAAGCTGTGAGGATTTAATTGCCGAGTATGGTATTAAGCATGTCTATTGTGGATATAAAGATCCAAGCCAAAAACAAGATACCAGCGTTGAAACAGAAAATACAAAACTTAAAGAGCTTTGTAAAAAGTTCGCAGATACTTTTTTATGAAATCAAGCGAAATACAACCACGTAAGTTAGTTATATTTGATATCGATGATACGCTGGTACATACACAGACCAAAGTCCGCGTTATCAAACACGGTGCTGTTGTTAATAACTTAAACAGTCATGAATTTACCCATTACAAACTACAACCAGGCGAATCATTTGATTTTGAAAACTTTCGTAACGCACACGACTTCTTTCATAATAGTAAACCTATTATTCCAATGATCAATCAACTCAAGCACGATATCAATACCGGCAATAAAGTTGTTATGGTTACAGCCCGTGCAGACTTTGATGATAGAGAATTGTTCCTGGATACATTTCGCAAATATGGTGTAGACATGAGTAAAGTACATGTATACCGTGCAGGTAATATGCAAGGTAAGGTACCAATTGAACACAAGAAAAAATCTATAATAAAAAATTTACTGAATCAAGACAAATATACAAAAGCTATTATGTACGATGACGCTAAACCAAATTTGGATCTGTTTGTGAGCCTTAAACACGAACACCCAACTACTAAATTTTATGCATGGCATGTAAGTTTAGAGGGACAGGCCAGCGAATATCAGCGTTCGGACGAAGAACACCCTTAGGACCCGTTTAATTACGGTGGTGTAGGTTTTGCCGCTACCTTTCAAATATTATGGAGTCGTGCCCGGAATGTATTTGGAAAAAGCGGCTTTCTCTTTTCCAAAACTTCTCTTGCAATTTTAAATAAGTAACTGTATAATAAATCAATTAACTAGGAGACTTTATGTCATCAAATGGACCGCGCATGTTTAGTGCAGAACAAAAAGCAAAACTTACACAAATTATTAACGAAGGTATGGGTGTACTTCAAGAAGTTGAAGACCTTAATGCAGGACTTAATGATACCATTAAAGCTATTGCTGAAGAAATGGAAATTAAACCAGCTATTCTAAAGAAAGCAATTAAAATTGCCCAAAAGTCTAGACTTGGCGAAATGAATCAGGATCACGAAGAGCTCAATACTATTCTTGAGACAGTGGGCAAAACGCTTTGATTAATATGCTTGAAGGGTGGTTTAATACCACCTGGCATTTTGCCAAAACAGATTATCAAGATTGGCCATTGCGGTTCACTCTTGAAATGGTTGCATGGGCTGTAAGTATTGGCTGTAGTTTAGGTATGATGCTTACTGTACCTAACCCACCGTTGATCTGGCTGTACCCTGCCTGGATAACAGGTTGCGTGATTTATTGTTGGGCGGCGTGGACTAGAGGTTCTTTTGGAATGATGGCAAATTATTTGCTATTGAGCACAATTGATTTAATAGCACTTGGCCGCATGATAAGTAAAGTAGTATAATGTATCAAGGGTCGCTCACTTAACGAGCATGTAGAGTATGTGCGGGCTATAAGTCGCATTGGAGATTTTAATTGAGTTACATTGACGCTCTCTTTGATAGAGACAAAGATAGGATTCATGTAGTTGAACGTGTAAATGGTGAGCGGGTATATAAAGAATATCCAGCTAACTACACATTCTACTATGATGATCAAAAAGGCAAGTATCGTACCATCTACGATACTCCCGTTTCTAAATTCACCACACGCAACGGTAAAGAATTTCATAAAGAGATTCGTGTTAATTCCAACAAGAGATTGTGGGAATCGGACATAAACCCAATCTTCCGTTGCTTAGAAGATAATTACTCCGGAATTGAATCTCCAAAACTACACACATGTTTTTTTGACATTGAAGTAGACTTTGATCCGGAACGTGGCTACAGTAAGCCCGACGATCCATTTAATGCCATTACAAGTATTTCACTGTACATGGATTGGATGGATAAACTTGTAACCCTTGTTGTTCCACCTAAGAGCTATTCTTGGGAGTCTGCTGAAGAAATTTGTAAAAACTTTGACAACTGTTATTTGTTTGAAAACGAAGCAGACATGCTTAACACGTTTTTAGACTTAATAGATGATGCAGATATATTAAGTGGTTGGAACTCCGAAGGGTACGATATCCCATATACCACAATGCGTATAAATCGTGTATTGAGCAAAGATGACACACGACGCCTATGCCTATGGGGACAATTTCCTAAACAGCGGACATTTGAACGTTTTGGTGCAGAGAACCTAACATTTGATTTAATTGGTCGTGTGCATATGGACTATATGCAATTGTACCGTAAGTATACATACGAAGAAAGACACTCTTACTCATTAGATGCTATCGGCGAATACGAAGAAGTCGGTAGTAAAGTAGCCTATGAAGGCACATTGGATCAACTCTATAATAAAGAGTTTTCTAAATTCATAGACTACAATCGCCAGGATACTATGTTGTTGGCCAAGTTGGATAAGAAGTTACGCTTCTTAGATCTTGCAAATGAACTTGCACATGATAATACTGTACTGTTACCAACCACAATGGGTGCGGTTGCTGTGACGGAACAAGCTATTATTAACGAAGCTCATCAACGTGGTATGATTACACCTAACCGGAGATCAAGAGATGACCAAGGAAATACGCAAGCCGCAGGTGCCTATGTTGCTTATCCCAAAAGGGGCATTCACGAATACATTGGCGCAATCGACATCAACTCGCTCTATCCCTCGGCTATTAGAGCCCTTAACATGGGGCCAGAAACTATCGTTGGGCAACTCAAACAAACAATGACTGACAAGTATATTGCAGACAAGATGGCCGCAGGGTCGTCATTTGCAGATGCTTGGGAAAATATGTTTGGTAGCATAGAGTATCAAGCGGTAATGAATATGGAAATAGGCACAGAGATTACCATTGACTGGGAAGGTAGTAACAGTACTGTACATTCAGCCTCTGAAGTATGGCATATGATTTTTGATTCTCGCCAGCCATGGACGTTAAGTGCCAACGGAACTATATTTAAGTACGACATGAAAGGTATTATCCCCGGACTATTAGAAAGATGGTATGCTGAACGAAAAGAAATGCAAGCAAAGAAAAAGGCCGCAGAAACTCCTGAAGAAACTGCCTTCTGGGACAAGCGGCAATTGGTTAAAAAAATTAACCTCAATAGCCTGTATGGCGCCATCCTTAACCCGGGGTGCAGGTTCTTCGATCATAGGATTGGCCAAAGTACGACGCTTACGGGGAGGATTATTGCGAAGCACATGGACGCCCATGTCAACGAAGCTATTACAGGTGAATACAACCACGTCGGCGAAGCGATTATCTACGGTGATACAGACTCGGTCTATTTCTCAGCCTGGCCGGCGCTTAAAGAAGAAATAGCCACGGGACGTATGGAATGGAACAGAGAGATCTGTGTCCAACTATACGATACTATTGCAGATAGCGTAAATGAATCATTCCCTGGATTCATGGAACGTGCATGCCATGTTCCACGTGATATGGGTACCATTATTAAAGGTGGTAGAGAAATGGTTGCCAGCAAAGGTCTGTTTATTAAAAAGAAACGCTATGCTGTATTGATTTACGATCTTGAAAACAATAGATTGGACACACATGGTAAGCCTGGCAAAGTAAAAGCCATGGGTCTTGACCTTAAGCGCAGTGATACTCCCAAGGTAGTACAAAACTTCCTAAGCGAGATCCTATTAGAAGTACTAACTGGTACTGGTAATGTTAAACAAAAGGTAATTGACAAAGTTCGTGATTTTAAATTACTCTTTGCAGAACGACCGGCGTGGGAAAAAGGTACACCTAAACGTGTAAACAATTTAACCAAGTATACAGCAGAAGAAGCACGTCTTGGTAAGGCAAATATGCCGGGACACGTTCGTGCCGCAATGAATTGGAATAACCTTAAACGTATGCACGGAGATAATTATTCCATGGCAATTGTTGACGGAATGAAAACTGTTGTGTGTAAACTCAGAGACAACCCACTGGGATATACCAGTGTTGGCTATCCTACAGACGGAACTCATATTCCACAGTGGTTTAAAGATTTGCCTTTTGACCAAGACAGTATGGAAATGGGAATTGTAGATCAAAAAGTAGAAAACTTACTGGGTGTGCTTGAATGGCAAATTGCCGAAAGCACAGATATTAAAACAACATTTGATGCATTGTTTACCTTTGAGTAAGTTATGGCTCTGTACGATCTAGTTACCTTAAAAACACAACTAACCGAAGCGTTAGATGTTGCTCCGTCAATTGAAAAATTAACAGAACTGCGTACGGCTATTTTAAATATTAAGTTACAGGTACAACAGTTAACACCAGAACAAATAGAATACATCGATAGCATGGTAGCACATTATGATAATGTAATTGCAATTGCCACTGCCCCTGTTAATAGTAATAAAGAGTTTTTGCGTAAAATTGATACAGAAATTAACGAAATTACTCACCGTTTATTTGCGGGCAACTATGATTTAGAAAACAGACCCGGTGACGTTCACTTTGTTAGACGCAGTAGACGCATTAGTATCGAAGGGCAATTTGATGATAACCAACACGTAATTCGACAAAAGATAGCCACTAGAACCAGTTGGAAATATCCATCATTAGAAATTGGATGTCGTGACGGTGAATGGACTCAGCATTTAATAGCTGCCGACCCTTTATATGTAGTTGATTTCCATCAAGAGTTTCTTGACTTTACCACGGGACGTTTTCCAACTGAATATCAACGTAGATTGCGTTCATACAGAATAGTCGACCACAATTTAAAAATGTTACCACAAGGAGTGTTTGGTTTTATTTTTAGTTGGGGATATTTTAACTATGTTAGTGTAGATACAATGAAACAGTACCTAAAGCAAATACACGATCTTTTGCGGCCAGGTGGTACATTTATGTTTACATACAACGATGGTGATACGCCAAATGGTGCAGGTATGGCAGAAAACTTTGCACAAACCTATATGCCAAAAAGTCTGTTAATACCATTGGTCAATAGTATTGGGTTTAGTGTGATTGAGGAATCTAGATTTAGTACTCACATTAGTTGGCTTGAAATTAAAAAGCCCGGAATACTACATACCATCAAGACACATCAAGTTTTAGGTGAAATTAAAAAGAGAGAAGACTCTATATTATCCTTGACAAATTTCATTGGAAGCACTATAATAGATAATACACAGGAGAAGCTATGAAAGATTATTTGCAAGACATCGTACAACATACACATGGACTAGGTACAATTGACTTAGTCAAGATTACCGGAACCGATACAGACACTACTATTAACTCTGTAGCAGAAGATCGTAGCGTGATTGTTGAAGCTAAATTTAAAAAAGCACACCCAGATTTCGTTGGAACATTTGGTATGCCAAACTTGGGCAAACTTCATACTATTTTGAATATCCCCGAGTATAAAGAAGATGCTAAATTAACAATTACACGCCAAAATCGCAATGGCGAAGATACACCAAATGGTGTTCATTTTGAAAACAAAGCCGGTGACTTTAAAAACGATTATCGCTTTATGGATGCCGCAGTTGTTAACGACAAACTTAAATCAGTTAAGTTTAAAGGTGTAACATGGGGTGTTGATATTGTTCCAACAAATCAAAACATTCAGCGCCTTCGTTTCCAAGCCAGTGCTAACAGCGAAGAAACTACATTTGCCGCTAAAGTTGAGAATGGTAATTTGAATTTTTACTTTGGTGATGCTTCTAGCCACGCAGGTAACTTTGTATTCCAAGCAGGCGTGAGTGGAACATTGACTACATCGTGGGCATGGCCAGTTAGTGCTGTTATTGCCATCCTGGGACTGTCTGGCGACAAGACCTTTAAATTTAGTGATCAAGGTGCATCGATGATCACGGTTGATAGTGGACTTGTTGATTACTCTTACATTATTCCAGCACAAACTAAGTGATAGTAGACGCAGGTTTTTTAAACTCCTGGGAACATAAGGGCCATGTGTACGGAGAATGCATGAGTAAGTCCGACACAGACCTTATGTACGTACACATTCCTAAGAATGCCAGCTCGTGGACAAAACCTAATCTACAAGACTTTAAGTGGGAATTTTATAACTATCACACAGACCATTTAAATAAACATGCCATTGTTGTATTACGTGACCCAGTTGACCGATGGGTAAGTGGCATTGCAGAATACCTAGCATTATATCATCCAGACTTTATACTACACGACTTAGAAGGATTGGCTTTAATATTTGATAGAATATGTTTTGACGACCACACCGAGCGTCAAGTAAACTTTATACACGGACTAGACACAGATCGTTGCACGTTTTTTAGATGCGATAGTTACTATAGAGAAGACTTTAGCACATTCTTAGATGAACACGGAATGCCTAATCGCTATCACAAATACGAGCCACAGCATGTCAGCGAACTAAGTCCAGTACGCAGTAAGTTTAAAAATATATTTTTAAAAGAGATACAAAATCCTAAATACCTCAAAGCGGTTAAAGATTATTTTGCCGCAGACTACAATTTAATTAATAACATAAAGTTCTATGGATCAAGATAACTTAACCGCTAAACAAAAAGACTACGCTATATTTTTACCTGCTATCAGTGGCTTCTATGCTACCTTTGTAGGTAAACAGCGAGTCAACAACGACTATGTAGACCCTGCACGTTTTCCGCAGGGTATAACGGATATGGAACAACTTAACTGGCTGAACAACCAGAAAGCGTTGTTCCCATATAAGTGGTCGCTTTACTCCGGCGGCCACGCCAACCTTGACCTTAATAAGCCAGATATGGCTGAGGACATGGTTCGCAATCGCGACCCAAACACGCTAGTCTTAGGAGACTCTGGAGGTTTCCAGATTGCCAAAGGACTATGGGAAGGCGATTGGAAAGCCAACTCAGGATGCCCGAAGGCCCAGAAAAAACGAGAACAAGTTTTAGCTTGGCTGGACGGCATTGCTGACTACGGTATGACTCTTGATATCCCAACTTGGGTTATACATGATAAAAATGCAGGGCAGAAATGCGGTATTAGTACATTACAGGAAGCTGTAGACGCTACCAAGTTTAATAATGAATACTTCATGAAACATCGTAAGGGCATTAATAACGGTGGCGTCAAGATATTAAATGTGTTACAAGGTGCCAGCCACGATGATGCTGAACAATGGTACCAACTAATGAAAGACTATTGTGATCCTGTAAAGTATCCCGACACACATTTCAATGGGTGGAGTATGGGTGGTCAGAATATGTGTGATGTTGAGTTGGTATTAAAACGACTAGTATCATTGCGGTATGATAATTTACTGCAAGAAGGTATACATGATTGGATGCACTTCCTGGGCACAAGTAAATTAGAATGGGCTGTATTATTAACTGTTATACAAAGGGCAGTAAGAAAACATGTCAACCCCAAATTTACAATTAGCTTCGACTGTGCCAGCCCATTTTTGGCCACAGCTAACGGGCAAGTTTACTTTGAAAACGTCTTTCCTCAAGACGAGAAATGGTCGTATAGGATGGCTCCATCAGCTGACAATAAAGCATACGCCCTTGACTCGCGCAAGTGGAGTGACGGAGTTGTACAAGACGGCATATACCCAAGATGGGAGGATAGTCCAATTAGTAATCTGTTACAGATGAAGGATATCTGTATCTATAAGCCTGGTGTAGCCAAAGCAGGCGTTACGTTAACTGAGCATAATTTTAAAGATCCCGAGATGTACGATGTATTACCCGATGCAAATAAAAATGGCAAATGGGGCAAGACATCATGGGATAGTTTTAGTTATGCATTACTAATGGGTCATAATGTTTGGATGCACCTAACTGCGGTACAAGAAGCCAACCGCAGATTTGATACGGGCGAGCATCCTGCAATGATGCAATATAGTACCGGAGATTATGCGTACTTTGAAGATATCGTTGAAGCGATCTTTGCTGCACCAACTAAAGGAGATAGTCTAGAAATTATCAAATACTATACTAACTACTGGATGGAGATTATTGGTACCAGAGGATTCAAAGGCAAGAAAGCATTAAGTGGTCGCACAATGGCCGCAAAGCACGTAGAAATTGAAGGTAACTTTGCTAAAGAGAAACCTAAGAAGAAAGAAAAAACCAAACCTATACTGGACCCATCTATTTTTGAGGAATAATCATGACCATAACAGCACGTATAAAACATTTAGAAAATGAACATCAAAAATTAGATAAGAAGATTGATGGTTTAGAAAAGTCCGGAAACTTTCAGGATGAACTACTAAACAAATTGAAAAAACAAAGGTTGCATATTAAAGACGATCTTGTTAAAATCAAAGAAACAATTGCATTTAATAAGAGTAAAGAAAATGGATAGAATTGGACACGAAAAAGTAGATTTCTTCATTGGCAAGGAAGTTGAACATAGTTCAGCATTTGGCCATACAACCCTGTTTGTGGTTGGATTACAAAATGAACAAATCGTTTTAAACCTTGCAAAAAACAACAATTGCACTCATGTATATTTTGGTGCTAATCAAAGTTTCCCCAATCCTGCATTTAATGATGAGCCAACTTGGCGTGGGTGGGAAGATATGATCCAAGAATGTTTACGTGCTGGACTACTGTGTACACTAGACTTAGATGTGAGTAGCGTTGAGGGGTTAGCTGAAAGTGGGTTAGCTGACTACAATAACTTTATCCCAATGATTTCGGTGAAATTACCCTATATACAACTACTAGGATATAATGCTATAATTAAGCTAGACGACAAGGATTTTGCAAAAACAAATCCTGGTGTTTGGTGTCATAGTTTACATGATTTAAAGGACCGTAAAAAGTTTACGGATTGGTCGAAGTACACACAAGATGAGATTATTAAATGATTAGGCTTATTTGGAGTTATATAATGAAGTGGGGTTGGGACTATAATCGTAACGGTCGGTCTATCGGTAACGAACCATACCCATCTAAGCAATTGAGCATCAGTACCGATTCAAATGAATTTGGTGACCCTATTCGTTTTAGTGTGACCCCGGCAAATGGTGGGGTTGTGGTCACTGTCCGCACATACGATAAATTAAAAGATCGATCAAAAGAAACTGTACACGTAATACCCGATGACACTGATTACGCCAAGGCAGTTGGAGACCTCGTTGCAATGGAGATTCTAAAATCATGAACCAAGAATTAAGAGAAACAATAGACCGCGTTACCCATGCGGCAAAACGAGAAATTTGGGTTACATTCCGCAAGGAAGGCATTCACTGCTATCCAGCGGCAGCAACTGATCCGTTACTAAATACTAATAATGAATACAACGTTGCGTTCCTTGCTAATCCTCATCGCCATATATTTCATTTCAGGGTGTCAATCGATGTGTTCCATAATGACAGGGACATCGAGTTCATCCAGTTCAAACGATGGTGCGAGTCGTTGTATAATGGTTCGACTTCCGTTTTAGCTTTAGACTACAAGTCCTGCGAAATGATTGCAGATGACTTGTATATCCAAATTGCCGCACGTTATCCAAATCGTGCAGTAACAATTGAAGTATCCGAGGACGGTGAAAACGGATGTTCAATTACATATAACCTCACCCGTCCATATCAATCAATCGTAATTTAAAGGAAGCATCATGGCCCAAGAATGGCTTGCTAAGTATCTGCGTATGAAACCCGAAGTCAGTGAAATTTTTGATGATCTTGAAACTTATCATCAATTTTGTGTGGACTACGGTTACCCGTTTGATGAATCACATCTTTATAACGAACGTACTCATTATGGTGAGTTTGTTAAGATGACCAAGGGACGCGAACCCTGGGATCAATGGCGTACTCCCAAGCGTGAGCGCAAAGATTTTGTGCCGCGTAGTGAGTGGAAACCACGCAGGAACAATGCGTAAATGTATAGAGTTAGTTACTACATGGCTGGCGGATCTAAGGTTCACAAAACGTTTAGCACGTTAGATGAGGCTATTAGATTTTCCATCTCTCCCCAGGTGGGGTTTGAAAACTTTTTTCAAATTATTAAAGAATAATGAAATTATATAAAATGCGTAAATTATGGTACATGGGACTTGAACCCTATAAAGCAAGATATACACTACAGTTACAAGACTGGAATGAAGCGGTATTTAAACGTCGCGGAATTAACTACGAACTTGTGACTGGAGAAACAATTAGTAATGATCAGGCTATTGTAACGGGGCAAGTATTAGATGCACACGGACGTACTTACTTTGGTATGAGTCAACTAATGAACCTTGTACGTAAGATGAAACAAGGAGAAGTTACGCATGAAGATGTTATCTATTTTGAAGATATGTTCCAGCCCGGTATTGAGAGCCTACCTTATATTCTCGATCAAATCGATCCTGCTCATAGGCCTCGCATTGCTGTACGTTGCCTTGCACAAAGTATTGATCCAGATGACTTCGTTCATGTATGGGGTATGGCTAAGTGGATGGGACTTTATGAGAAGATGGTGGATAGTTTTGCGGATATTGTATTAGCATCAAACGAAGAAATGGTCATGCACATGAAGATTGCAGGCTGGGAAGCCCCCCTATACAACATCTCTGGATTGGCGTTCGGCAAAGATGAAGTACGTGCAAGAGTACCAGGTCCATTAAAACCATTCAACGAGCGTACGATGCGTGTGGGTTTTGCGGCACGATGGGATCAAGAAAAACAGCCAGACTTCTTTATGGATCTAGCTGAACGTTTTCATTCGCAAAATCCTAACTGTGAGTTTGCTGTATTCTCTGGTAGCAAACTTAAATCAAATAACAATAGTTATATGAACCGTACACGTGACTTGCAGGCACGTGGTGTATTAAAGATATACGAGGATTTAGAAAAGAATGATTACTATACTCTCCTTAACGATACTCGTGTGTTGTTTAATTGCGCCCTACAAGATTGGGTATCTAACACAGTTTCCGAAGCTGATACTTTGGGTGCTAATGTGTTGTATCCTGCTTATCGCAGTTTCCCCGAGACATTTGCAAACGATCCAGAACGACTTTATGTTCCTTGGTCATTGGATGATGCCAGTGGAAAATTAACTAAATTATTAGCGGCACCCCATGTAAATCAAGGACGGATTAGCGAGTGGACTGATGGTACAATTGATAGAATAGTAGATATCCTTGAAGGCAAGGGTGAACAATGGAAACGTATGAATACCGATTATCGTAAACATACACATGAAAGCAAGTATTAATTTAACTCAGGAGATGAAAATGGCAACAGCAAAAACAGTAAATAAACTCAACGATAAGTTGACAAAAATTAACGAAAACTTTACAATTAATATGTACGACAATGGCTTCATGGTAGAAGCTGGCGGTCGCAATAAAAAAGGCGACTATGTTAATGCCAAGATTCTATGTAACACATTAGATGAAGTATTGTCTTTGGTTAAAGAAGCTGGCGAAATGGATCGAGACGTTTAAGGAGATTAATAATCATGGCACATTGGACTGTATCTACTGCGGAAAAGAAATCCTGTGAAGAGCGGGAGATTTGGACTAAAGGTAACAAAACTATTGTTCGTATTAACGGATTTCGTTGGGGTACATTTAGTGTAGAAACCAATGATGATAATCCGCCGGACGGAATTACTGCTGAGAACGAAGACAGCATTGATATGTATAGTCACTGCGGAGACAACATTGATACTATTGACCTAATATCAATGGACGATGGCTGGTACGGTGATTTTGAGTTTATTGGGTTTGAAGGAGACGAAGAACAAGAGATCCTTGATGCTATAGACGAAGCAGATGACTATTACGAATACCTAGAGGAAAACGGTTGGTCTAATGACGACACCGAAGGCTGGTTGCATGGTTCACTTGAAATCACAAAGGACGCATGAAAAAAGTTATAGTAACAGGCGGATGTGGTTACATTGGTAGCCACATCGCTAGAGCCTTTAAATATAACTGTGATCAAGTAAACATTATTGATCAAGTCTTTCGCGAGCATACAGTCAAAGGTATAGATGGATACTTGATTGATGATTTTTCAAGCGACTCTGCATTGGCATATATTATCAACACAGCACCCGATGTAATTGTGCATTGCGCTGGTACTAGTTTAGTGGGACCGAGCATGACCGACCCTGCTGAATACTACGAAAATAATATTGTCAAGACCATTAAGCTATTAAATGTTATTAAGAATATGCCTAATCCGCCAATTATTCTTTTTAGTAGTAGTGCCAGTGTATATGGTATTCCGGACTCGTGGCCTATTACCGAAGATAATGATGTTCAACCTATTAGCCCTTATGGTCGTACTAAAGCAATGACCGAAACTATACTGCGTGATTATTTTACTGCGTATAATATTAATAGTATGTGTTTTAGATATTTCAATGCCGCGGGTGCAGAACCGTTCAGTTTTAATCTTGGGCAAGAACCAAAAGCAACACATATAATTGCACAAGCACTAGAAGCTAGTTTATCTAAACGTGCATTTTTTATTAATGGTGATGATTTTGATACCGAGGACGGAACATGTGTTCGTGATTATATTCATGTATGGGATATTGCGACAGCCCATATCAAGGCCGTTAACTTTTTCTTTGAAGATTATCCGCAAAGCGGAGCATACATTTATAATCTTGGTACTAAGACTGGTATCAGTAACAAACAAATCGTTGATTACGTGGCAAACAAATATGGATTACTCTTTGTAAAATATAGCCCACGTCGGATGGGAGACCCTGATCTCCTAATAGCAGATTCCACTCGAGCGCAAGTTGAGCTTGGATGGAAACCCGAGCACAGCTCAATTGAATCTATAATTGATTCAGCATACACATGGTATTGTCAAAAATGAGATTAAACGGAATGGTTAAAAAGGGATGGGGCCATGAGCTGATATGGGCCACTAACGATCTCTACTGTGGTAAACTTATGCACTTTAACAAAGATGCTAAGTTCAGTATGCATTTTCATTCTAACAAAGATGAAACATGGTTAATACTAGAAGGTAAGTTTGAACTACGTTATATTGATACCAAGGATGCCAGCACCCACAGTAAAATACTAAAAGAAGGCGATACATGGCGCAATTATCCACTTGAACCACATCAATTGATATGCATTGAAGAAGGTATTGTTGTTGAAGTATCAACGCCGGATAGTGTCGAAGATAATTACCGTGTGGGTAAAGGTGACAGCCAGGCCAAAACGGAGAAGACATAATGAAAACACTATATTTAGACATGGATGGCGTGGTAGCAGACTTCAATGCCTATGCTATAAAAACATTAACCAGGAAGATTGATGGTGACGAACGCTGGGCACCGGGCGAGTGGCGGAAACTACGGGACAACCAACGACTATATAGGGATCTTGAACAGACTCCCGAAGCAGATCAATTGGTTGAATTTTGTCGCAATTTTTGTTTACAAAAAGAATATGCACTATTATTTCTGACAGCAATTCCCAAGAAGAATGATGTACCCTGGGCATTCTATGATAAAGTATTATGGGCACAATTACGGTATCCTGACATTCCAGTTATGTTTGGTCCATACAGCCAGGACAAACAACATCACTATTGTGCTGGCGACATTTTAATTGACGATCGTACAAGCAATATTGAACAATGGCGAGCCGCAGGCGGCTTTGGTATATTGCATAAGGGTAACCTGGCATCAACTATAGGACATCTACAATGTCTTTAGTTGTAGTCAACGGTACGTTTGACATTTTGCATGTTGGCCATATTATGCTTCTTAATACTGCACGTAGTATGGGGGATTACCTTTTAGTATGCATCGATACCGACCGTAGAGTTGCAGAACTAAAAGGTGTAGACCGACCTATTAACAATCAAAGTGATCGCAGAGCTATGCTTAGTAATATTAAAGCCGTGGATCAAGTTGAATTGTTTGACACCGACCAAGATCTAATAGAGTTATTAAAATTATATAAACCTACCATTATGGTCAAGGGCAGTGACTATAGGGGCAAACATATTGTTGGTGCTGAATATTGTAAAAGTATAGAATTTTTTGAAAGAACAAATGATTATTCCACAACAAAAACAATTCACAATATTATTAATCGGTGATTATTGCACTGACATATATCAATACGGAACAGTAGACCGCATTAGCCCAGAAGCACCAGTACCTGTATTTAAATTCAATTATGAAGAACAACGTCCCGGAATGGCGGGCAATGTATATCAAAATCTAATCGCACTTGGTTGCGATGTGCAATTCTTACATGGAAATACTTCAATCAAAACACGGCTAATTGATAGCCGTAGCAAACAACATATTGTACGAATTGATAATGATGTAGTATCAATGCCGCTAGAACTTGAGACTGATGTACCACCGGTATACGATGCAATTGTAATTAGTGATTACAATAAGGGGACTGTTAGTTACGAATTAATTGAAAAACTAAAGCACCAAGGTATTCCTGTTTTTATTGATACAAAGAAAACAGACCTAGCCAGGTTAGAAGGTTGCTACGTTAAAATTAACAGTTTAGAATATAGTCTTGCTAAAACATTTCCCACAGAGCTAATAGTTACTACAGGGAAAGACGGGGCGATGTATAAGGGTCAAACATATCCTACTCCTGTGGTTAGTATAACCGACACATGCGGCGCCGGCGATACTTTCTTAGCGGCACTAGTATATCAACAGCTAAGTACTAGTAATATACATCAAGCCATTGAATTTGCCAATGTAGCATCATCAATAACCGTACAACATAGCGGTGTATATGCACCCACCTTAAAAGAAATAAATGAAAATATTACTAACCGGACATAATGGATTTATCGGTAGCCACATGCTTAAGGCCTTATCTGGCCACGAAGTTGCTACATACGAATGGGGCGATACATATCGTCATGGCGTTATGGGGTTTGATTGGGTTATACACCTGGGTGCAATTAGCTCAACTACAGAACGAGATATAGAAAAAGTACTCACACAAAATTTAGATTTTAGTATCAATCTATATGATGAATGTAAAACTTTTGGAGTCAACTTCCAATATGCATCATCGGCTAGTATATATGGGCTAGTAAGTACGTTTAGCGAAGATGCTCCCCCGGATCCACGCACTCCGTATGCTTGGTCTAAGTATTTGTTTGAACGATATGTACGTACTCACCCAAGTGGTAGTATTGTACAGGGCTTTAGGTATTTTAACGTGTACGGTCCCGATGGCGAAGGTCACAAAGGGTCACAAGCAAGCCCATACTACCAATTTGCTAAACAAGCAAAAGAAACCAATAGCATCAAACTGTTTAAAAACAGTGATAAATATCTTAGGGATTTTATTCACGTTGATGAATTAGTGGCTACTCAGTTAAAATTTTTAAATGTTAAAGAATCCGGTATATGGAATGTTGGCACCGGGAACACAAAAAGTTTTGCTGATGTGGCAAAAACATTTAATGTGAAACTAATCGAAATCCCAATGCCTGCTATATTAACAGACAGTTATCAAAAATATACTTGTGCGGATCGTACTAAATTAAATGAAACGTTAGCGAAATTAAATGAGTTTTAACGCACTATTTGAATTTGAAGAAGCATTGGCCAAGTATACCGGGGCGCCATATGCCGTTGTGACCGATGGTGGGACTCATGCAATTGAACTATGTCTGCGATACAAAAAAGTTACCACATGCGAATTCACAGCACATACGTATCTTAGTATACCCATGCTTATGCATCACTTAAACATCAAGTATAGACTAATCAACGAAGATTGGCTTGGTGAGTATTGTTTTTATAATACAAATATATGGGATAGTGCCCGCAGATTGCAACCAGACATGTATAGGGAAAAACAAATGCAATGTCTGAGCTTTGGATATTCTAAACCGCTAGAGTTGGGCAAAGGTGGTGCAATACTACTTGATAATGTTGAAGCATACAAAGAGTTAAGCATGATGAGGTCGGATGGCAGGGACCTACACATCAATCCTTGGGAAACACAAACAACATTTAAGCCAGGATATCATTACTGCCCTACATTAGAATTATGTAACGAAGGTATCAAGAAACTTTCTGTTACCAACAGCGTACAGGATGTGGCATATCCAGACTGCCGTTTACTTAATATAACGAATTAAGAAGAGTCCTAGATACTTTACCTGTGGCGTTGAGTGGTATTGCATCCACTTGTTCTACCAAGCTAGGTCTACAATGCTTACCCAGGCTAGATAAAAATACGCTAATACTGTCAGCATCGCAGGTGCCAACAAACAAACATTTAACAGTATCGGTACCAAATACAGCACATTCCACCAATCCATTGATTGATTGTAATAACTGTCGTTCTAGACTGACTGGATTTAATTTTGATCCGCGAACATTTATTTGATCTTTGTGCCGGCCAAGTATCTTATAATATCCAGCATCGTCTTGCTCCGCCAAATCTCCGGTATCATACCATCTACTGCCCAATGTAACACCACTAAGGTGTAAGCGACCGTGTTCAATCTTGGCGATAACCCCATCTGGTAATCCAACTGTACCTATACGTTGTTCACCATGTAACGGGTTTGTGAAGCAATGGCTCATTGCTTCTGTCATACCAAATGCTTCTATTACAGGTACATTAAACTTATCCTGTAGTTTTATATAAGTTTCGTTTGGTAGTGGCGCACTAGCAGATCTAATAAATCGTAAATGATCAAAGTTTAATCCGCCAATTGCATTAAGTATATCAGGAATAGCAGTAATAAAGGTTGGCTTATATTCAGGCATTGTGCGTAGATCTTTAACTGTTATAAAATGAGTTTCACATTTGGCCATTTGTGTTGCCCAATAAAAGCCTTGGCCGTGTGCATGCCATAAACTCATTACACTAACATACCTATCGTTTGCTGTAAGGTCGTAAGAGTTAATGATAGTTTTAGCCATGTGATCTAATTGTGGTTGACTAAAGCTACAAAATTTGCTATCCCCAGTGGTGCCAGACGTATACCAAAGCACACGTTCATTTGGGTATTTCTTCCCTTCTCTTGTTTTTTCCTCGGTCGCTGTTATAAGTAAACTCCAATCGGAATTTTCTAAAAGGTATCGATTCCGTGCGGCAGTTGCATTTGGGTTTAGAACCATAATGCTATAGTTGGGTAGGGTGGGAATGTAGTCTTGTGGATTGTCCACACACAGCACAGCACGTTTCATTTTGAGTAAACTTTATTTGAATTTATCACGTATTTATTCATAACTATTGACACTTAGATCTAAATACTATACAATAGTAAAATATTAAAGACATCCACGTCATTAACTCGGAGAAAACATTGCAAAAGAAATTCGTTCCTATTTACACAGATGTAGTAGATCGAACATTTAAACCACATCCAGTTTTGCATCCTACTCAACCAACCGAAGGCGAGAAGCAGGCGGCCGCATGGTTACAGGACGAGTTTTATGACTTGGATAAAGATGAACCAACACAGGAGAGCACTTTGACAGAATCAGTAACATACCAAAACATAGACGAAAAGGGCTATGAAGAATGTAATCTAGCGGATGCTATTCGCTTTAAGATGAAACGTGATAAGAAACGTTTTTGGGCAGGAGACAATATTAGTGATTACCTACACGAAGGTGACAAAGAAAAACTAATCAATGAAGCAACTGAAGCATTTGAAAAAGTATTAGACACGTTGCTCATTGATCGCGAAAACGATCCTAACAGCAAGGGCACAGCCAAGCGACTGGCCAAGATGTATTTCAACGAAGTAATGGGAGGTCGATATGATCCAGCACCAAATGCAACGGCTTTTCCAAATGATAGTGAAGGTAGATATGAAGGTATGTTGGTGGTACGTAGTGAGTTACGAAGCATGTGTAGCCATCACCATCAGCCTGTATCTGGTGTGGCTTATATCGGTATCATCGCTGCTAATAAATTAATTGGTCTCAGCAAGTATACTCGTATTGCTCAGTGGTGTGCTCGCCGTGGTACGTTACAAGAAGAACTATGTAACGACATTGCAAGAGAAATAATGAAGGCCACAGAAAGCGAAAACGTAGCGGTTTATATCCAAGCGACCCATGGTTGTTGCGAAAACCGAGGCATTATGGCACATAGTTCGCTAACACAGACTACTGTACTTAAAGGTGCTTTCCAAACAGACTCTGGTACCAAGAAAGAGTTTATGGATAATATTAAACTACAGCAGGAATTTGCTCCAAGATAATGAAAGTCCTAGTAAATGGTTCATGTTTTAACCGGGGTGGTATCCACGGCGAAGAATCGGGCTGGGTCGATCTACTACGTGATCAAACCGCATTTGAGATAGACAATTATAGTATGCGAAGTGCGGGTATTGATTATACAGTTGAATCAACTGTATCCATACTCACTAAACAAAAATACGATGCTGTTATTATAGTATGGCCGCAGATACATAAAGTCGATTTAAAAACCGTCGATCCCATAAACTTTCCAAAGCACGAACGAACATCATACTATATTAGTAGACAAATAGAAAGAGCCAGTCTGATTAATCCAACCAGACAACATATTGATCATTTACAATTTGATCAGCACTGGGTCTTTAATCAATACCCCAGTATAAGAACCAAGAATATAATCGATACTTGGTATAGTTTTTTACTATATACCGATCATAAACAGGTGTTCACTGAAAATTTATTAAAAATATATATGCTCCAGCAACATCTAAAATCATTGGATATTCCGTTCTTGTTTTATTTTGGAAAGTACAGTTCGTTTGCCGCGGCGTATCAAAAACAAAATAAATTGTTCGATGAGAGATATGTTGATTTACAGTATAGTTTTATGGGTGTTGCAAAGAAAACAAAAGCATGGAATAAAAAATTATGGAAGTCTGGTATTAAAGGGCATCAAATGTTTTCAAAGATCGTGCAATATGGATTAACAAACTTACTAAAACAGAATGGATTGATCTAACATGATTAAAGGATTACGAGGCGACCAAGGTATTACGGTTAGTGGTGGCGATACTGCTGTTCCTTATATCTACCCAAATACTACCATACCTATGACAGGTATGATGCGAGTCTGGGGGTCAGACATGCAGGTATTTGATGGTAGCCATTGGCTTAATATGAATTCCAGTTATGCCACCGCAAGTTTAGGTCCAGAATTACAAGTATTATTAAATTGGATACGACGCAAGATGATACAAGAACAAGACCTACAATCGCTCATGGAGAAACATCCAGGCCTTAAAGATGCCAAAGATCGCTATGAGATTATGTTAAAATTAGTCACGGATCATAACTAATGATCCCGTTGCCGCCCGGGTGTAAGGTATCGTACGAAATACGTTTTTTAGTACCAGAACTAACAGATGAAATAGGTGAATGGTTTAATATGATTGGTGGTCATGCCGGTGCGATCGAAGAGTTTGACTATCGAGGTCGCAAACATATAGTAAAACAAGTACAATACGGTAAGGCAAAACCAAGCTACGTTACTAAAGATGGTACTGGACTTACCTTAATTCGTTTTACTGGCGAAGATGCAAGCACAGCCAGTGTATTTTTATTAAAATTTATGGAAAAGATTCAGAGTCACAATTTTAACATATATAAGGATGGAAAATAGCATGACTATTAATAAAGTGTACTACACAGATAAAACAATTAAAAGCTGGATGCACGACATTATTCAAACAATGTACGCTGACGATTTTAAACCCGATTACATTGTGGGTATCACTCGCGGCGGCCTGACTCCTGCATCTATGCTTAGTTACTACTTAAGAACGCCAATGGTTGCGCTAGATGTTAGTTTCCGAGAAGACTCCGAAGTAGGACAAGAAAGTAATTTGTGGTTAGCCGAAGAAGCGTTCGGATATGTTTCTTCCATTGATCAAGATGGCATGGAAGATCCAGGTGACAAACCAAACTATGCGTTAAATGCTAAAAATATTCTTATCGTTGACGACATCAATGATACCGGACGTACACTACAATGGATTAAAGATGATTGGGAAAGTGGTTGTCTTCCAACTAACGAAAGATGGGAAGGCGTCTGGCACAATAATGTAAGATTTGCTGTAATGATTAATAACGAAGCAAGTGAGTTCAAAAATATTGACTATGCAGGGTTGCATATCAATAAACTTGAAGAACCAATTTGGTGTGTATTTCCGTGGGAAGAATGGTGGCGTTAAAAGAGTTTTACTTAGACGAAAGTCTTGAGTGGAATGTAACCACTCACACCGAATACAATAGTTATATAGATAAAGATATTGTTACGAACGAAGATTTGATTGAAGTACTTAAAGGCAAAGGTATCATCCGTACAATTGGCAGTGACGATGGCCCGGAATTTAAAGCACTACGCAATCAACTAGAAGAACTAGGTTACATTAAATGTCAGCGTGGTTGGTGGAATGGTGATCGTGTTGTAAAACCATTTCAGTTAAATGGATTAAAGTTTAAAAAGAACGAGCAATTTTTATCAGGAGCAGCAATGAAGTCTCATTTAGAATTTTTAAGGAGATAAATAGTTATATCCCCAGAATAGCGGTCTTCGGCGTTCATCCCGCTTTACAAATTCTGCCGCCTATGCTACACTTAACATAGGAGAATAGTTATGGCAAAGAAATATTTTAGTACTAAAACGTATAGGCAAATTGGTCCAGTTGCATACCGACAGTGGAGAGCAGATAGCCATTGTAATCAGATTCACGGATATGCAATGAGTTTCCATTTTGAATTTGAAGCTGATACACTGGATGCCCGTAATTGGGTTACTGACTTTGGTGGACTAAAGCCGCTAAAGGAACATTTAGAAGATTGGTTTGATCATACATTGCTAGTTGCACAAGATGATCCAATGCGTGAACATTTGCTGGAACTTGGTAGACTTAAACTTGCCAAGATCACAGAAGTTGAAAAGACTGGTTGCGAAGGCATCGCAGACTTCTTGTACGAATACATTAATACAATTTTTTTACCAAACTGTGGTGCGGAAGAAGCTAAACGTGTTTGGTGTTGTAAGGTAGAAGTAAGAGAAACCGACAGCAATATGGCTGGACGTAAAGGTCACAGGGAAGATCGAGAATTTGATTAATGGAATCCTCTGATATAAATTGGTTACATGTAGAGGCTAGTTCAAGGTGCAATGCATGGTGCCCGGCATGTCCACGTAACAAATCCGGTTACGGACTTGCTGATGGACTAGTTGAAACAGACTTGACTGTAGACCAATTTAAATCAGTTCTGGCTACGTTACCCAATTTAACTAGTATACAATTTTGTGGTAATCATGGTGATCCAATTATTTCAAAAAATATATTAGAATTGATTGACGTTGCAATAGATTATTCTAAACAAATACAGATACAAATACATACCAATGGCAGTTTACGTTCTAAGTCGTGGTGGGCTAATCTAGCAAATATGTTATCTAAGGTCAAACATGAAGTTTGGTTTGGATTAGATGGACTACTGGGTGTACATGAAATCTATCGGCAAGGAACGTCGTTTAACAAAGTTATAGAAAATGCCACTAGCTTTATTGATAACGGAGGTTATGCTGTTTGGCAATTTATACCCTATGGGCATAATGAACATCAGACTAAAGACTGTCATCGTATGAGTCAAAAATTAGGATTTAAAAAATTCCAATTGGCTAAACTACATCGTCGAAATACTGTTGCAAAACACTTTCAAACAGGCAATGAATTTATATTAGAAGCACCTAAACAATTTCAAGATATCATTCGTGTGGTTAAGGATTACAAAACGGTTGATGTTAAAAATTGTATGCATTTTTCATATCCAAGTGTGTATTTGTCGGCCCAGGGCAAACTTAGCACCTGTTGTTATCAATCTAAAAATAACGTTGACAATGTAAATGATTTGTTATATACTATGCAAGACTTATCAAATCGTATTTGTCTATATAGCTGTGGATCTTAATAAACGAATATAAAGAGGCCAAATGAACAATAAGATTAAAGAAGCACTGGGAATACTCCAGGAAGAATGCGCCGAAGTTATTGTAGAAGTTAGTAAATGCAATCGCTTTGGTATGGATAGTAATCACTATAAAACTGGATTGAAGCATAGTATTATGCTTGAAACAGAAATTGGTGATATGTTAGCATTAGTTGATATCCTAATTGAGCAAGGCGTACTTGATGTAGATGGATTGGAAGTAGCCAAGGAAAATAAGAAGCAAAAACTTAAACAATGGTCAAGCATATATGAGTAAAATTAAAGTATCAGAACTATTTTATAGTTTACAAGGCGAAGGGCGATTTATCGGAGTACCAAGTGTATTCCTTAGAACCTATGGTTGTAATTTTACTTGTAGTGGGTTTGGTTGCAAGCCCGGGGAAAAATCAACTGAAGCAGATGAAGTTGCTAAAGTAGTTAACAAGTACGATACATTCTTGAGTTTGCCATTGGTTAATACTGGATGCGATAGCTATGCAAGTTGGCATCCAGGATTTAAACATCTCAGTCCAACTGTAACAACAGAAGACCTAGTAAATCAAATGTTGGCGTTAACCCCAAATAATAAATGGGTGCAGAATAACGGCAATGATGTACATCTTGTTATAACAGGTGGTGAGCCATTGCTAGGTTGGCAACGTGCTTATCCAGAGTTATTGTCGCATCCTAAGATGGCCGATTTAAAGAACATCACATTTGAAACAAACGGCACCCAGGAATTGCACGAAGACTTTAGGGACTACTTAATTGATTGGGCAGAAGGCCCCGGGCGAGAAGTTACGTTTAGTGTCAGTGCCAAGTTAAGTGCGTCAGGTGAAACATGGGAAGATGCTATCAAGCCAAAGATTGTTAATATATATCAGACATATGGCCATGTTTATCTTAAGTTTGTTGTTGAAACACAAGACCATGTTAACGAAGCAGTCAAGGCAGTTGATGCCTTTAGACATGATGGATTTAAGGGTGTGGTATACTTAATGCCGCAAGGTGGAGTTGTTGACCCATACGAATCTAACAAACTAAACATTGCCAATATTTGTGTTGAGCATGGATTTAACTATAGTCCAAGACTGCATGTTGATTTGTGGGGCAATGGTTGGGGTAAATGATGGGCGCAGGATATCACGGCAAAGTTCTATTGGCAAATGACCGATGGAATGACGAAGCATTCCATAGTCGTGCGTATTGGCGATTACGTTTTATGTGGCTTCCAAAACGTAGTGCTATAACTGGTCGTCGGCTATGGTTGCGTTTTGTATACGAAGGTACTGCAATGTGGGCAGGGCCCGGCGATCCTGTTTTTGAGTTTAGATACCACGAGCCCACCGAACATATTATTTGGCAACTAAAAGGAAATTACAATGGGAATATTTGATCGATTTAAAAAGAAGCCAGCTATAGTCAAGATAACAGAAACACCAAAGGCTAAAAAGTCTGCAAAAACAGACAAAGAAATTGCCACAGAAAAAGGATTGCCTTGGGTTGCTGTACTAAGTGTAGATCTTGATCCTGAAAATATTGGCAATGGCGCATTTGAGCTAGATTGGAACGATAAGTTTATCACTAACTTAGTACGTGCTGGTTACGAAGGTAAATCAGATACCGACATGGTTGATCGTTGGTTTGCAGAAGTTTGCCGTAATGTAATTGCAGAAAATTACGAACAATGGGAAGCCAATCAACCAATGGATGCTAGACCAAGAATTATTGACCGCAAAGATATTGGCGGCGGAAAAACGGAGGTAAGTTAATGACTAATAAACCAGATACAACAACAGACGAAGCTCTTGCAACATTTTTAGCCAACGGCGGGGTTATTCAACAAATTGAACGCAATGTTAGCGGACATGTTGAAGGACAAACATATTGGGGTATGCCAAAGAAAGCTGGTAGACCGCCAGCTGGTAATATCAATGATAAGGCTCCCAAGGAAGAGTAAGTAATGATACTCTATGTAAATGGCGATAGCCATAGTGCCGGTGCAGAGGCTGTGAATAATTATGCATTTGCTGAAGATGATCCGTTGTATTGGCGCTTGGGAAGACGGCCACATCCAGACAACGAACGAGTTAGTTACGGATGTGAACTAGCAAATATGCTTGGGTATGTATTCGTATGCGATGCAGAAAGCGCCAGCAGTAATACACGAATACTACGGACAACCAAAGAGTATCTTAAAACAAATAAGCCCGACTTGCTGGTAATAGGATGGTCTACTTGGGAACGAGAGGAGTGGCCACTAGACGATGTGTATTATCAAGTTACAGCAAGTGGTACTGATAGTGTACCGTTGGTATTTGCCGAACGGTATCGTGATTGGGTTATAGAACAAAACGAATGGTCTAGAGAAAATAAAATGTTAGACTGGCATAAAATCATTTATGAGCTACATTTAGAATTATCTTCAGCAAATATTAAGCATATATTTTTTAATACCTATTCTAACTTTTCAGCAATTAAAGATACCAGATTAAAGACAGAAAATTTAACTGCCGCTAATGCACAATGCCTTGATTGGAACAACTCGTATATCGGTCCATACGAACAAGAGTTGACATACTACAACTGGTTAAAGAAGTCTGGGTTTGTAACAGCATCACCAACAAGCTATCATTTTAAAGACGATGCTCATAGAGCATGGGCAAACTTATTATATGAATCACTGGGCTCATAAGCAACTACCGTTTAGTTGGCAACCAAAAGATATTACGTTGCAATGGTCCGGGTCCGACCACGCCGATAGTCTATATAACAATTCACAAAAAGATGCGTGGAACAATATTGATATAAGTTATCAATATAATGCACAAGGATATCGCACCAAAGATTTAATTAGTATGTACGATAAGAAAGTAGACATAGCATTAGGTTGTAGTTTAACTGAGGGTATTGGTTTGCCTATTGGGGGTACATGGCCTAGTCTAGTAGAAGAAAGTCAAGATTACCCTATGTTAAATCTTGGAATTCAATGCGGAAGTACTGATACTGTTGCACGTATGTTGACTAACTGTATGGGACTATTTGATATACAACAGGTATTCATACTATGGCCAGATTTTTCTAGGTTTGAAATTTATCATGAAGACCATGTGGAACCAGTGATTCCATCAACTGCTTCAACCAAACATGTTTGGTTTATGGATAAAGAAACTTCCCAAAATAGATTTTATAAAAACCAATTGCTCATACATTCAATGGGTGTTAATGTAGTTGAATTGATTGCTGAAACGGTTTTTAACCCAAAATCTCGTGGTGCACCAGATAAAGCTCGAGATGGACAACATTATGGATATCAAAGTCAACGAATAGTGTCCTGGGAGTTCATTAAAGCATTGACAGCTAAATAATAATATGCTACTATTACTACTATGAGATACCTACTAGTTGATACCGCAAATACATTTTTTCGAGCAAGACATGCCGCCCATCGTCAGAGTGACACCTGGGATAAATTAGGTTTTGCTATCCACGTCACACTTGCCAGCGTAGGCAAAGCGTGGCGGGAACAGAAAGCCGACCATGTTGTATTCTGTTTAGAAGGGCGTAGCTGGCGCAAGGACTTTTACGAGCCCTATAAAAAGAATCGTGCTGTGGCACGTGCGGCACTTACTGAAAAAGAAGCAGAAGAAGATCAATTGTTTTGGGATTCGTTTGACGAACTTAAAACATTCTTAGTTGACAAGACCAACTGCACCGTACTTCAGCATAACGCATTAGAAGCAGATGATTTGATTGCTGGCTGGATACAAGCACACCCAAATGATCATCACACTATTGTTAGTAGTGATAGCGACTTTCATCAACTACTTGCAAACAACGTAAAACAATATAATGGAATAGCAGATGAGCTACACACAATTGAAGGTATCTTTGACAAAAAGGGTGCCCCAGTCAAAGATAAAAAAACAAAGGAACCTAAAAAAATCCCAGAGCCAGCCTGGATCCTCTTTGAAAAATGTATGCGTGGCGACCCTTCGGACAACGTCTTTTCCGCTTATCCGGGTGTACGTACCAAAGGCAGTAAAAATAAAATTGGACTGGAAGAAGCGTTTAAAGACAGAGATTCAAAAGGCTTCAGTTGGAACAATCTAATGTTGCAACGCTGGACGGATCACAACGGTCTAGAACATCGTGTGTTAGATGATTACAATCGCAATGTGCAGTTAGTTGACTTGTCGGCACAGCCAGATCATATTAAAGTAATGATTGCTGAATCTATTGCTACAAATAGTGTTGTAAAGAATACTGCACAGATTGGCACTAAGTTTATGAAGTTCTGCGGCAAATACGAATTGAATCGCATTAGCGATAATATTCAAAACTATGTAGACTTTTTATCAGCAGGATATCCAGAATGAGTACATACACACCAGACCGATGGGTAATTGTTGAATTTGATTACCAAGAAGAAAAACTACGCAAGGTACTTGCAAGTTGGTATGGTGGATATCTTGGCAGCGATAGTTGGAAGCTGAGTTCCGGCATTACTGAAACTATCGAGCACGAAGACCGTTATGAATTTACAAACTATTCCGGTAGTCTGTACGTTTGTCGTAAAGGCTCACACGGAATGAGTGTATATACTGCAAGCATATACGAAGGTTGGGTCCGGCAGTTAGAAGGATCCGGTGATACTATTACTTTGTTAGAGGGTGTATGAAAGACCTAATGATACTTGGCGTGGTGTTTGGTGTTATCTGTGCATGTGTGTATGTATTACCACCGCATGGTACAATTATATACAATTGTACTTGGTCTGAGATCAGTCCTGATATACCAATTGCAGTTAAAGAAGAATGTCGTAGACTTAGATCGGAAAAGAAATGAGCAAAGAAAAACATAAACCTTATCAATGGATTGATGGTGAAACTGCTGATCGTATTACCAGTCTAAATCTCAAAGACTATCGTGCGTATCTTAAAAAAGAATTAAAAGAATGGAAGAAGAACCCAAAGAGTGATGCTAACCCTAAGGGCAAATGGATGCATCCAGAAGATGTAGGCATCAATATGCAGACCATTGCGGCTTTGGATTTAATCATTAGCCATTTTGTAGTAACAGAGGACGATATAAAATGACATTACCTGACGAGCGATATCGTGCTGTTCTTATGACACAAAAATTTCTATTAGAGATTTTAACTACGCCGCGTGTTCCTAAAGCCGTTAAAGATAAAGCAAGGTGGTGTTTACGCCATTATCCAAGCGAATGGGATATGCAACGAGCTGCTGAAGATGCATCAGATGTATTTGCAGTAAAAATGGAACCTGTTTACAGAATGATTAAACAGTACGAGCAGGACAAGGAACAAGAATGAAACAAACACTAGACAAATTGTTGTGCGAGAAGTATCCAAAGATGATGGTCAACCGTAACAAGCCCATGCAAGAAACTTGTATGTGTTGGGGCTTTGAATGTGGCGACGGTTGGTTCAATATCTTGGATCAGCTTATGGGCAATATACAACATCATATTGACTGGAAGGAGAAACAGCGCAAGTGGGCCATGGAATATAACGAAATGGCCGCACAGGCTAAAGCAGGTAACTTTGATTTGTTTGAAGAAAACATGAAAGATACTGTTAGTCTTGAGTATAAAGAAAAACGGCTTGGTGAGATTGTTGCCGGGGACTTTAGACAAGTACCAGAGTCTATTCCACAAGTAACACTGGACCAAGTTAAAGAAAAGTTTGGTACACTGAGATTTTATTACTCGGGTGGGGATGAATACATCGACGGACTTGTTAGCATGGCAGAAAGTATGTCGGCTGTTACTTGTGAGGAATGTGGTAATCCTGGTACACAAACAAGTGGTGGTTGGATTAAAACTATCTGCGAGCCGTGTGTTGAAGAACATGCTAGAGTGCAAGAAGAAACGTTGGAAACTTATCGATCAAAAGGAGTTCTGTAATGTCAACTGTAATAATTTTGTTGGCGCTATTTGGCATTAAACATTTTATTTGTGATTTTGTATTACAGTATCCGTATATGCTTGCGGAAAAAGGCACATATGGTGCGGCTGGTGGAATACATCATGCAGGATTTCATGCACTTGGCACTATGCTAGTTCTATTGATATGTGGCTTGGCCATAGTTGATGTTATTTTCTTATCGCTAGTTGATGGAGTGGCACATTATCACGTTGATTGGGTTAAGCAACAACTAAACAAGGGATTAACCCCAGCCGACAATAAGTTTTGGATTATATTAGGAGGAGACCAAGCAATGCATTATTTAACATACGTCTTTATCATTGGGTTGATTGTAGCATGAGTTATTCTATTGCCAATGGTGGGACTCAGACTATAACTTTAGGAGGAGCCGGTGGTGGAGGTGGCGGAGGTGCTGGTGGGTTCTTTACCAATACCCCACAAATGCGTCAACCAACAACATCAATGTCTCTAGACCAAGACGGCATTAATCTTAAAATAGTCAAGGCCAGTGGCGGTTGGGTTGTACAGGTGTATCAGCTAAATGATAGTGTCTCCGGAGAATATAAAAAACCAGAGTTACACATTATACCCGATGATGTAGATTTTGATAAAGAGTTAGGTAAGATTATAATGATGAGCTGTTTGAAAGGATAATATGACAGAGACCATTGCAAGACCAGTAGTAAAAAATAAGTTTTGGATTGTAGAAGAGGGTGGCGAGAAGATTGCCACTATCCAAGCAATCGGAGAAGGCGGAGGATTTGTTTATGTACATAACAACGAACGTAAAATATATCCATCAATTAAACTCCTGAGTAAAGAGTGTAATGTCGAATTTGCCAAGGTTGAAAAACCCAAGAAGGACAAGGTTGAAGTAAACGAGGTATACGGATATCCAACTACCAGCAGTCGAACGCATAACCAAGTGCTTGATGTTCAACGGTATTTGCCTATCTTTACAAAAACACCAAAGTCTAAAAGTTTCTTTTGTGCAGGACATTATATCATTAAATTTAGTAGCACTTGGGTACGTGCTTTTTGCCCAAAACTTATTACGTTAAATCGATATGAGTACCAAGGTCCGTTTAAAACACAGGAACGTATGCAAGAAGCGATGAAGGAAGCAAATGGCAACTGAAAATTTGCCATTTCATATTAAACTCTTTAATGATAGGGTAAGGGGCATGAATCAAAGTAACGGTAAGATTCTAACCTTAAACCAACAAGAAGCTCGTAGTTTACACGCCGAAATCTTTGATTTGATGGCCACAATTGCACATTTAAGCAAAGTGTCTGATACCTCACCAGTAGTAACTGCAAGCATGGATGGCGGGGCATTTAAGTAAATATGCGTATATAACTTAGCTAAATAAACAGTATATCAAGGATTAATGAAATGAGTCGACCTAAACCAACTGTGTTGTTGGACCACGTAAATAAAACTACCTATAAGAGTGAGCAGGTATTAAACTCTGAAGGTATCTGGGCGGTTTTCTATGACAAGTCTCCAATCAATTTAAAAACGCATAATATACTTGTGAGCTATCCAGGGCCTAAATATAAAAAAGTAAGTTTCTCTAATCCCGGACATGCAATTAACTTGGCCAAGAAACTAAACGTATTATTTAAGAGCGACAAGTTTAGCGTTGTGCTCTTACGTGCCGGTGACCAAATCTTCCCCTAAGCGGCACACTCAACGTCAGCTTACAAAAATATTTTGTATCCAAGCTGAGATACCTATAGCAAAAATTTCAGAAATGCAAAGATCTTGGTGGACTAATCCCACTGACTCTAATAGCCTACGACTAAGTTTAACTGGATTACAGTTTGTCAAGGCCAATCTTAAATTGCAAGGATATGAATTTCCATTAAATGATGAATTGACTAATTTTCATATCCTACAACTAGAACGATTATTCCAGGGTATGTATTATCTGCTTCGTAGACAAAAAATAATTCTATTTGAAGAAGAAGAAGCTGTGATGATGGCGTTGTATGGAAACGATCTAAAAACTTACCTAACACATCTTGAACTAACTCAGCAGTCAAGTTAGTACCTACTAACCTTTTGTTGTTTTATCGCAACATCCTTGGTTGACCCAAAAATACACTCCGCGCTATACTAGTAGTTACGTTAATAACTACGATTGGATATTCTGTGAATAATAAATGGTTGTCGCTAGTGGCCGTGCTGATACTAGTATTATTAGTGCGAATGGATTATAAAAACCAAGAACTGTCCGAGCGCATTGATCGTATTGAACACATTATTATTAACACCGGTTATCGTGTTACATACACTAAACACGATGTTGAATGTTTGGCTAAGAATATATACTACGAAGCTGGTATTGAAAACGACCTTGGCAAATATGCTGTGGCTCAGGTCACTATTAATCGTCTCAAGGCTGGGTATTGGGGCAAGACTGTATGCAAGGTTGTATATGCCAAGGCGCAATTCTCATGGACTTTGAAAAAGAAGCTACCAAAACCTGATGTAAATTTATATGAAAAATGTCATGATATTGCTGTGGCCGCATTAGAAGGCAAGGGTATTAAAGGCCTGGACCGTAGTTTATTCTACCATGCTGATTATATTCCCACCCCAAATTGGGTTGATATTAACCATTATGCTACACAACTGGGAAAGCACATTTTTTATAATCGGGCCCGGGGTAGTAATTTAGAAATTTAGAGGTTGACGTAAAAGAAGTGTTGTAGTATATTATTAAGTATTGCCGATGGACATGTCATAGGGGCTACGCCGGAGGGAATCACAACTAGGGGAATATTATGGCAACAGCCAATTTTATCGCAGTACAACCGCAGTCATATGCGGCACAGCAAAATGCCCAGTATAACCACTCGGGCTCAAAGTTCGTAGATCTTGGCACAAGATTTAACGACACAATCTCAAACCTTCCACGCATTAAACAAACCGGCGCTCGAAGCATGATCACAAATGCCTGCAACGAGTTTATAAAAAAGCACAGCTACCTGACTTGCTTTGAAGATATGGATCTTGCTATTGCTGGCGAGACTTATATGTCAGATATCTTGATTGATATTACCATTCAGCGTATTCTTAATTTGCCTTGGTGTGCAGAAATTTTAACTAATTTCCGCGAAGTGCAAGCTGATCCAATTAAACTATACGAGGTTGTTGCTGGCGGTGATCTAGCAGATCGGTATCCTGTTGGTACTATACTGTTTGCCAGCTGGGACGCTCAACATACCGCTATTGTTTATTGGATCATTGCAGTAATGATCTTTAAGCAAGATCCTAAAAAAGTCAAGGTACCTAGTATTTTGTACAAAGTTAAAAACCGTGCAGACATCCGCATGAACTTTGTTGGCGGTAACAGCGACAAAGGAAAACTTACACTAGACAAAATTGATTTGTTCCGTCAAATGGTATTAGGTGTGCGACTTGACGGTAATACTGAACCAAAATGGGTCGAAGCTGAACTTAAACAACAACATCTCGAGGGTGCTGATTTGTTTGTAACAGCAGAAAAGTTCGGTGATACCCATATGCCTGGGGCAATCAGTCGTATGGCAGAAATTGACAAGTACAGTAGCGATATTATCCGTAAGTTTGCCCTGTATACTACAACCATTCCTACACCACGTTCAATAGATTCGCAGGAAATTGAAATCATGTGTGCATGGTTTAACCTTGCCAAAGAAGATGGTATTGACTATACAGACAACGAAGTAGTTAGTATTGGCAATCATCTACATAGTCTTTTCAATGCCGACTTCCACGAATCTAGTCCGTTTTGGGGCAAAGTACGTACAGCATACGAGCATTGGCATAAAAAGTACTATGGCGGGTTGCCGTCTACTCATCAACCTAAGCATATGAAAATGAATAAGAATTGGAACACAGGTGGTACGTTCTTGTGGCACCAACTTAGCAAAACATGGGGCGGTCGTATTCCGCCACTTAATGCTAGTACACCGTTTATGCCTGCAGTAAAGGACTTGTACTAATATGGATATCTTAGAACAAAATTTAAAAGAAATTAGGCCTAAACGTAAGTCTAATGTTAAACGTAACGACAAGTCCTATGCAGATTGTTTAACCACAACTACATCAGAGCTCGAGCGCCTACTAGAACTATATCGTACTACAGTTTTTGACGAAGATATGCGAGCGAGGCTACTACGTGATAGCATTGATCACCATATCCGTCGATATCATGGATACGCTATCCAAGGCAAGATTAACTCACACTACCATCAAAGGGGTGTTAGTTTAAAAGCCAAGGATACAATCTTTGAACACGTTATCCCAGCGGCACAGGTTCGTGATTTATTAATCGAAAACAAACTATCAATAAATCAAGCTCTTAACGTGCCTACATGCCGTGTATCACGCAAAGGTAACAGTTTGCTCAATGCCCGTGGTATGCACGATCGTAATACAGATCCTTGGAACTTTTTTAAACGCTACAAAACAGGCATGGCAGAATTAGACAAAGATGGTAATACAGTATTTCCCGAGTTTGAAGCATACAACGGACAAGGAATACCCAACCTAGATACGTGGACTTTGCGTGATCATTTTAACTTGTTTGCGATAATTTAGAGGACAATATGACAAATTTATGGGCACCCGAATGTGCATTACCGGATTGCAACGAACAAGTGGGATACCACAAAAAATATAATAGGACAGGGCAACAAGCACCAGGATACAAGTGGAAGATGTTTTGCAATTATCACAGAGGAAAAGGAAAATTTATTGTTGATAAATGGAAACTCGATCAAGGGTGCTCTAACACCGATACACATCACAGTTTTATCTGTACCTCGTATATTACCAAATCAGATCAACTTGATGTAAATCACATAGATGGTAATCGTCATAATAGCGATCCAAAAAATCTCGAGTTGCTTTGTCGAGTATGCCACCAGCGTGTGACCACAGATAACGGACATCACTTAACTAGATACAGCAATCAAGTCAATCTAGATCCTGCATTGTTTGAATTTTAAATGATAGACGCTTACTACGATCAAATATGTCAGGAGTGGGGAGTAATTCCCTCTTCCGATGTATGTACTGGATACGAATCGGTGTTGCCCAGCCTACAAGCATTAAGTAAAGAAGCATGGTTACTTGCCAACGACGCTGGCAAGGAACAAATACAACAAGAAGTATTTGACATCTATCGCCAGGTAAACATTGTTCCTGTTACTTACTACAGCCTTGAAGGTTGCCGCAAACAATTAGTCGAATTATCAAATAAAAAGAAATTAGTCCAAGATCGCACACTTGGCGTTGGCAACAACGAAGGACTGGCTTTTGGCAGATTCTGGTTTCCAAATATGCAAGATGCAAAATGGAATACCAATGCAACTGTAAGCATACGTGCCCGCTTCAATCATGATAATAAACTTAAACGTGCAATTAAGTTATGCTATGTACATCGTGACGAGGGCATTGATAGTGTCATCCCAAAGAATCTACGTAGAGCATTGGAACTAGTCAACGGCGGCACAATACAAAACTTTAAGCCAATGAATGCCAGAGCCATTTGGGAATACATCTGTCCTAGCTTTATGGGTAGTGTGTTAGACTTTTCAAGTGGTTATGGCGGACGTATGATGGGTGCAATGACCAGCCGTATGCGATATCATTACACTGGCATAGATCCAAACACCCAAACATACCAAGGTCTCAATGCCCTTGGGTCGTTGCTACATACATCTGGGTTGGGCTTAGGTTACGAAATGCACAATATACCTAGCGAAGAATTTAATCCAGTTGAGGGCGCATACGATGCGGCTTTTTCAAGTCCGCCATACTTCAATCTTGAAACGTACACAGACGAACCAACACAATGTATGAATCGTTACCCTGGATTGGATTTATGGTTTGAAGGTTATGTAGTGCCTACATTAAAGATGATCTACAAAGGGTTAGCAAGCGACGGCATTTATGCTGTTAACATTGCCGATTATAAGAACGGTAAAGATCAGTTTGCCATTGTTGATCGTTGGAAAGCGATTAGCGGGCAAGTGGGATTTAAATATGTGGAACAGATAGATATGCTACTAAATGTTCGTCCCGGTGTTGGTAATAACAAATTAGAAAAGGCCTACAAGTCAGAAGGTATTTACTTATTTAGAAAAGTGTAGTATACTGATAGCATGTCAAAATTAGCCAGAATACTTGCACAAAATATTAGATCCGGATCCGGCAACCACGGATTAACAGAAGACCAATTATACGAAATATTCCATCCAGTTAATAACGTTGACCAATTGGCCTACAGTCTATACAAATGTGCCGAAGTAAGTGGCAAGAGTGCATTTACCACGCAGTTGGTTACGTTAAGTAGGCCATTGTTATCAGACTTTACAGCATGGCATCAAATTGACGAACCATGGAACGAATCATGGAACTTTGATAAAGCTCACCCAGGATGCTACATATATGGATTGTTTGAAACTGTAGTGCCAGCTGGGCCAGCTGATTTTTTAGACAGTAATGTATTTTACATTGGCGAATCACGTGCCACCAGTAGGCATAGTATGTTGGGGAGACGCACAGATTTTAAAGGTACTGTACGCAATGATCGATTGAGTCCATATGGTTGTGGTACAGCATTTAAAATGCACTTTGGCAAAGATAAGATTAATTACGTGCATCAAGCATATCTGCCAATGCACCCAAGTTACTGCAAAACCACAGAGTTAGATTTGTTAGCAGAATACTACAAAAAATATCAGCAAATACCAGCATGTAACCCACCTCTTGATTCCACTAAAGTAATAAAGCACTTAAAAAATCAGTAAAATCAATGACTTACGTAGCCTATATTTTGGTTGTCCAATAAATCCATTTCGTTTACAATAGCTTCATACAGTTAGATAACGGAGCAAAAATGCAAAATTATGTGCAAATGACAGTTGGTGGAATGCAAGCGATGGTTCCAGTCGAACATGCTAAAAAAGTGCAAAAAAAGCAAGAACTAGTGGCACAAGCGATGCGCCTGCAAACAGGTATGGAATCTTGCACCGGCGTCGCCCACACGATTTTGCAAGAGCAGTTGATGGAAACCATGGGTAAAATCCGTAATTTAAACCGTCGTATTCCCCCGTGCGTTAAATTTATCTAATGAAATCAATGACTTACAACGTCTTTATTTTCGGTTGACCCGAAATTCAGGTCCGTGTATAATGTATACATACAGTTAGATAACAGGAGAAACAAATGGATAAAAGCACGTTAGATTTTGCAGTAAAAAATGAAACTAAATTTTACATTGACGAAACTGATAGCAAGTCCGGTCCTGTGGTTCGTTGGAACACCAGCAATAATATCCCGTTTCAAGACATGTTAGAAGCTTTTGTTAGCCTGGGCTACATTGGCCAATTGGAATTGCAGAACAGTTTGGATCAACGCAAAATTGAAGACCGTATTGCGATCGAAGCATATCGCAAGAATTTTAAGGGCTATGATTCCGAGACATTAGCGGAGATGCGTAGCGAATTTGGTTCTGGTGCTAAGGTAGTGAACGTGCTAACCGGTACGGTAACCCAACTGTAATTGGAGATGCAAATGATTACATCAGTCAAACTGCAAGAGATAATTTCCCATACTCCGCAGACATTAGCCACTGTATTAGATTTTTCAGGTTATACTGGCGCACAATTTAAGAGCGCGGAGTTTATAGGTATCACCAATAGTGGTGAATTTTGCTACAAGGTTGTGTATCACGATGAGTGTGGTACGGGTGAGGCTGTGGGCAAAGTATTTTTGGCTTATAAAAAAGATGGCACAGTGGTTGCTGATTATTAATTAAGGAATAAAAATGGATATTACATTGCGTAAGATAACAGCAACAGAAGCAGAAGATTTGTCGTATAGCCAGGAGTATGCAGAATACATCATGGAGCATAGTGCAGGTGATCGACTTATCTGTAACGGCGACACTTTACTAGAAGCGCAAGAAGATGGATACTTGTGGGAGAGTTTTTTAGATAGCATGGGATTGGAAGAATAATTTTTGGTTGTCCAATAAATCCGTTTACCGTATAATATGTGTATAGTTAATAACAAGGAGTAGTTCATGAAGACGTTCCAATTTGCAGGTTTTAGTCGTGTAGCCGGTGAACTTAAATTTCGCACCGCAATGAGTCAAGCCCGTGCTCAGCAATTGGCCAAGCTCGGCGACACTGATGTCAATATGACTATACTTCCTACACTAATGTCTAAAACAGAAGCCGCTAAATGGTGCTTGACTTCACCTGTGTTTGACAAGTGTGGCGAAGATGTGTTGGCATTGTTTACTACCAATGCAGTGGATGAGAATCCGTTTGTTGCCAAGGCACCCAAGGCAGTTAAAAAGCCAAAGACCGTTAAGGTTACTGTCCCGGCCGCAAAGGTCCAAGGACTCGTCAAAGCTAAGACAGTCATCTATGAGGATGTTGCACCATCACAATCCTCAAAAGATAAAGCAAAGGCACGTGCCGAGTTTATGAAGATGCTCGCGGAAGTGCGCGACGAAGTTGAGCGTGGCGTATAATACAGTTGACCAATAAATCGTAACATCGTATAATAGTTTTACATTAACAAAAAGGAGTTTTAAATGGCCGTGACTGAAAACCGTAGTGTAACCCCAAACGAAGCACGTAGTCGTGTTTTGCGTTGTTTTAAAAATAAGCGTCCTGTTTTCTTGTGGGGTCCTCCGGGAATCGGCAAGTCAGAATTGGTTGCTGGTTTGTGTGAAGATCTCGGCGGGCATATGATTGATATGCGACTGGGACAATGTGAGCCAACTGACATCCGTGGTATCCCGTTCTTCAATAAAAATAAAGAGGTAATGGATTGGGCTCCCCCAATTGAATTGCCTAGCGAAGAACTCGCTAAAAAGTATCCTATCATTGTGTTGTTCTTGGATGAGCTGAACTCAGCGGCTCCGGCTGTGCAAGCGGCAGCTTATCAATTGATTTTGAATCGTGGTGTCGGTACTTATCGCTTGCCGGACAATGTTGTTATGGTTGCCGCAGGTAATCGCGAATCTGACAAGGGTGTTACTTATCGTATGCCAAGTCCTTTGGCGAATCGTTTCGTTCACTTGGAAGTGCGGACAGATTTCCAATCTTGGGAACAGTGGGCTGTCAATCACAAAATCCACAAGGACGTTGTTGGTTACATCGGTTTTGCTAAACAGGACTTGATGGACTTTGATCCTAAATCGTCAAGCCGTGCGTTTGCTACTCCGCGTAGCTGGTTCTTTGTGTCACAGTTTCTTGAGGACGATGAAGCAACCGATGCAGAGCTTGTAGATTTGATCTCAGGTACTATTGGCGAAGGACTTGCTATTAAGTTTATGGCACACCGCAAAGTGTCTGGGCAGATGCCAAAAGCAGAAGATATTTTGGCCGGTAAAGTCAAGGAACTCAAAGTTAAGGAAGTGTCAGCGATGTATTCGCTTACTATTAGCCTGTGCTACGAGCTCCAGGAACAGTTTAAGAAACTCGGTAAAGATAAACTGTCCGACTGGCACGCTCAAGCGGATCACTTCCTACGTTTTATGATGGATAATTTTACTACAGAGCTCGTTGTTATGGGTGCTCGTGTTGCGCTAACCACGTATAACTTGCCCATGGTTCCAGGTAAGATGAAATCGTTTGATGAGTTCCATCAGCGTTTTGGCAAATACATCATTGCCGCAAGTGGCAAGAACTAAGAATCCGTTAGTCACGGTCGGGGGCATTCGTGAGATATAAGTCCTCCGTTTTTATAGTGCTACTGCTACATGGTTGCGCGGCACCAGTTATGTTCGGTGTAGGTGCTACCAGTATAGCAGTAACAGAAACTACTGGAAAATCTGTAACCGACCATGTTGTTAGTACAGCAAAGGAAAAAGATTGCAGACTCTCAAGATATTTTAAAGGTGAGCAAGTGTGCCAAGAAGTAGAAACTGTACGATCATCTGTTACTGTTAGTAGTCCAACAAGACCTATAATAATTGATTCAAACTCAACGATTAAATCGTATGAAGAGGTATTGGTAAGGCGGCGAAACACGTCTTACGTTAAATAGTATTAGTAGACCAATAAATCAAAGTCGTGCTATACTATGTATATAAATTAATCAAAGGAAGAAAAATGGCAAATCACGTAATCCATAATGTTGCAGTAGCAGAACCCGAAGCTACCGCACCGGTTCGTAAGCCCACAGATCCTAAAGTTGATGCCGCGGCACGTGAAAAATTGATTACTGCACGTATTGGACTCTTGCTCAAGGCACCGTTCTTTGGTAACCTTGCAACACGTATGACTCTAGTAAACGGTGACGACTGGTTGCCCACCGCCGCAACAGACGGACGTAAATTTTACTACAATTCGGAATTCGTCAACAACATGCCTTTGAAGCAGGTTGAGTTTTTGGTTGGGCATGAAGTATTACATGCCGTATATGATCATATGGGACGACGCGGCGAACGTAATCCTAAAGTGTGGAACATTGCAGATGACTTTTGCGTTAATGCAGATTTGATTGAACAAAAGATTGGCGAAAAGATTACCGTATGCGGCGTATTGTATGATCCCAAATACAAAGGTATGTCAGCAGAAGAAGTATACGATGACCTAATGAAGAATGCCAACAAAATTAATTTTGATGATCTTGCTAAATTGTTGCTGGACGAGCACTTAGATGGTGACGGTGACGGTGACGGTAAAGAAGGCGACAAAGATGGTAAGGGTCGTCCTAAATTGTCCGATGCTGAGAAAAAAGCCATCCGCGATGAGATTAAAGAAGCAGTAATCTCAGCTGCCAATGCTGCTGGCGCAGGTAACTTGCCAAGTGGCGTCAAGCGTCTTATTAAGGACATGACGGAACCACAAATTAGTTGGAAGGAATTGTTGGAGCAACAAATCCAAAGCACCATTAAAAATGATTTTTCTTTTGCTCGTCCAAATCGTAAGGGCTGGCACATGGATGCTATTCTTCCGGGAATGAAGCCAGGCGACACCATTGACATTGCTGTTTGTATTGACCAATCGGGTAGTATTAGCGGAGAAGATAGCAAGTGTTTCCTAAGTGAGATCCGTGGCATCATGGAAGCATACGATGAATACAAGATTCGCTTGTGGTGCTTTGATACTGAAATTTACAACGATCAAGAGTTTAACAGCGACAATATGAAAGACATCGCCGAATACGAACCAATGGGCGGTGGCGGTACTGACTTTATGGCAAATTGGACTTACATGAAAGAACATGGTATCGAACCCAAGAAGTTTATCATGTTTACAGATGGTATGCCGTTTGGTGAATGGGGCGATGAAAATTATTGTGATACCGTTTGGATTATTAAAGGTAATCCCGGATGTGAGCCACCATGGGGCATTTGGGCGCACTACGAAGAAGAGGCTAAAAAGAAATGAGAATTACTAACCAACAAGCATACGAAACTTATCAGCAGATACAGGACATAAAGAAACTTGAGCGTAGACACGAAGCTCTCCAAGTCGAAGAACGACGTATACACGACCAAATTAAAGCCAACGATGCGGCACGTACCGAATACAATCGCCGTATGGGACGCAATGGACAAAACGTAGATGTACTCGCATAAAGAAAACTATGAAAACTATATTGCATAATGTAAACACCACTGCTGTTCCTGAAAAAGATTTGCCTCTTACTCCCGAAGTAAAACTAATCAATGCTCCGGAGGATCTCGATACAGCAATTAAACGTATCATGGCACTGGAGATGGCGCTTGAGGATATTTCAAGGGCCGCAGAAATTGTTAGTATTACAGGGCAGTTGAGTATTTTAGATAGCTTTAAAAGAGCCGCGGACACAACTCTGGAGTCTAAGATCCAAATTGAGCAACCAGATATGAATGAGAATTTTAAACTTACTGTTATCACCGACAAAGAAGAAAGCACTAGTGCTGAAACTAAATGATGTAAATCCACTGTCCGTTTTTGGGTTGCGACAAGTTGATCATTGTCCCCCGCATTTTGTTGTATTTCGATTTGAAGTATATACCCAAGAAAAAACAATTACAGATTGGATTTGGGAGAACCTCGAAGGGAGGTTCTTTTTTGGTGACGACTATATAAGCACTACTGGGGGAAGTGTGGCAATGCAAAAAATGGTTGGGTTTGAGATTCCGGGAGAAGCTAGTTATTTTACCCTATTGCTGAGCACGTTTAATAGTCCAGAAAACTGGTAAGAAAAAATTTTTCCACTCTGACTGTAGGTAGTAAATATATGCATAGTTTATATTTATTGGAGATACTATGTCAGACACAACACAAACAACAGAGCAAGTTCAGTCAACTGATTCCGTCCCAGCGCAATTACAGTTAGCTGATATTTTGTTGGCAGCACAAGCAATTAGTCTTGCTAGCCAACGCGGCGCATTTAAGGCCGAAGAATTCACACAAATAGGTGGTTGTTTTGATCGCATTACTGCATTCCTCAGGGATAGTGGTGCGCTCAATACGGCTCCTGCTAGTGAACAAACAGCTGACCAATCATCAGCTGAATAAAGGAAAATAAAATGATCAAACATGTCGGAAAACACAACAACAAAAAGATAGTATTACTATGGCGTCAGGTTCCCAACGATGCTCATATGGCTTTAGTGGCCTATAGCGATACATTACCACGTATGATACACGACGAAGTAATGAAATGCTTAGAGAGTGCTGTTGGACAGAATGCCAAGGATTTGTCGGATGTGTTATTCCGCACTATTATGTCCGATGGACGTAATGCCCTTGAAGTAATGCACAAAGAAGGATTTATTAAGAAGGTTCCTACAAGTCAAATTTTGATTACACCGACTGCAAAGTCAAGTGTGCGATTAGACGAATTAAACAACATTCTTGATGAAATGGAAAAGGGCGAAGAGGCCGTGAAGCGTATGGCAGACCTTGACAACAATTCTGGATTACAAACAAAGAAGCGTCGTACAGAAGGCCGTGAAGTTGGCATGCCGCCAAACAATTCTAGTGTTAGCAGAACTAACATTGATGTTGAAGGCACAGACTCCGCAGCAGCGTATCTTAAAGGTACATTGAGCGATACTGACTTAGCAGAACAACGCATGAGTCAAGCTGAAAAAATGAAGGACCAAGCCAAGATATTAATGGCTGAAGCCGAACGCTTAATGAACGAAGCCAAACAATTTACTCCTGCTAAAAATGTCAACACAAAAACCAAAAAAACCACGGCAGCAAAAAAGCAGGCGGCTTAATTTAAACAGTAAAGAGAAATGGGAACGCTTGCTCAAGGAAGTACACAAAGAGCAAGTCCCTGTTGGTGTATTACTCTCTATTACTGTTAATCTCAAAGACGGAACTGCTGTAGATGTTAATGTTGCTGAAATGCTAGAAGAAGGCCAAGATCCCGATTTTGTTGAACATGTTATTAACGAAAAGTTAAAAGCACTGGGAGATATTATTGCGGATGTTGACTTTCATATTAGCGTTGATGCAGTATCAAAAGTAATTCAACCCTTTACAGATAACCTCCTAAAAGACTTATGATAAATGCTATATTTGCCGTAGACCATTATGGCGGTATGGGATTCAATGGCACATTGCCTTGGCCCCATAATGCCGCAGATTTGGCTAACTTTAAAAAAGCAACAACCAACCACGTTGTGGTAATGGGACGGAATACATGGGACGATCCAAAAATGCCCAAGCCATTGCCAGAACGAATTGTGTACGTGGCCAGTAAGCATCCTGTTACTAAAGCAGGTCGTGTAGAAGGTGATATTGTAGAACGAGTATTGGCATTAGAAAAACAACACCCGGATCGTATTATTTGGGTAGTAGGTGGCCCTGCAATACTTGAAGCGTGTGTCGATATATTTGATCAAATTCACTTGACACATTTCAAAGGTTCGTATAAAATAGATACTAAGATAAACCTTAAATCCTTCTTAACAGGATTTAGTATCAGGCACGCTACAGTAGCACCTGACTTTAAATCAACTTTTATAAGATATGAACCATTATTTAGCCGCGTTAAAACAAGTACTTGAGCAAGGAACCCAGAAGGGTGATCGTACCGGTGTAGGTACTATTAGCCTGTTTGGTATGCAACAACGATATAACCTTGCAGAATCATTCCCCGCAGTAACAACTAAAAAATTAGCCTGGAAATCATGTGTAGGTGAACTACTATGGATGATTGAAGGTAGTGGTGACGAACGTAGACTTGCGGAAATCACACATGGTACTAGAGATGGTGTAGTAACTATCTGGACGCCCAATGCTCTCGCACATTACTGGAAACCCAAGGCACAGTTTGAAGGTGACCTAGGTCGTGTGTACGGAGTACAGTGGAGACACTGGCGCAGTTCACAACATGTTAAAACTGGTAGTATTAAAAACGACTGCGGAAGTTACTTTAGTGTGCAAGGCGGTATTCAAGAAGTTGAAATAGATCAACTTAAACAATTAATAACCGATATTATTAGAGACCCACACGGACGACGACATATACTATCAGCATGGAACCCCGGCGAATTAGAAGCCATGGCCCTGCCACCGTGTCATGTTTTAGCACAGTTTTACGTAGCAGACGGCAAGTTATCTTGCCAAATGTATCAGCGTTCCTGCGACATGTTCTTAGGCGTGCCTTTCAACATAGCATCCTATTCCTTACTCACACATATGATTGCTCAAGTGTGCGGTCTTGAAGTAGGAGAGTTCGTTCACGTGCTCGGCGACGCACACATTTATATGACCCATATAGAGCAGGTTAAAGAACAGTTAAATCGTGAACCATTACCTGCCCCGCAACTATGGCTTAACCCCGATATAAAAGATATTACTAAATTTACAATGGCAGATATTAAACTTGAAGGCTACACTAGCCACGGTGCCATTAAAGCGGAAATGGCTGTATGAAATTTTTAGTAACTGGTGGTGCTGGATTTATTGGGCACAATGTAGTACGGCAATTAGAACAAGCAGGACATGAATGCTGTGTACTTGATTGTGTAACAGACTATGGGTTTGTACCACAAGACGAATTAGCGTATCTATATCGTGAACGTGTAAAGCGTATCCAGGCACACATATACCATGTGGATTTGCGAAATGCAAGTGGTGTTGCAAACTGGTTTGCTCACTACAGCCAAGGTGCCGATGCTGTTATACATCTAGCAAGTTTCCCAAGGCAAAAAGTAGTCAGTGCTAACCCGGTGTGGGGTGCAGAGGTTATGGGAACTGGACTTGTTAACCTATTAGAGTTAACTAAGCAATACAATATTCCAAAGTTTGTTTACATTAGTAGTTCAATGGTGTACGGCAACTTCGATGATGATGTAAAAGAAGATTACAATTGTAAACCGCAGGGCCAATATGGCATTATGAAGCTAATGGGAGAAAATCTTGTTAAAGACTATACTCGTCGGAATGTGTTTGATCATGTTATTATCCGCCCTAGTGCTGTATACGGAGAGTACGACGTCGAAGACCGAGTTGTGTCTAAATTTGTACTCTCCGCAATGCGAGGAGAGACACTTAAAGTTAATGGAGCAAATGAAACTCTTGATTTTACGTATGTCGAAGACGCCGCCGCAGGTATTGTTGCCGCAACATTAAGTAATAACGCAATCAATAATACGTACAACATTACCAAGAGTCATAGTACATCACTACTACAGGCCGCTAAACTTGCAATTAAAATTGCTGGTAGTGGTAAGGTACATGTGGGATTCAAAGATGCAGATTTCCCAAGTCGTGGCGCATTAAACATTGATGCCGCACGTAAAGATTTTAACTTTAATCCAAAAGTAGATGTTGAAGAAGGTTTCCAAAAATATGCCAACTGGTTCAGTGATAGCGTTTACTGGTCTACCAAGACAGTACCAAACGCTTAAACACGAATTACTAGAAGCCACTGATAAAGTATTATCAAGTGGGCAGGTTCTTGACGGCCCGTATACAATGGCATTTGAACAGGAAATTGCCAATAGGTGTGATAGAGCCTATGCCATTTCTGTTAATAGTTGCACACAGGCATTAATATTTGCCCAGGGTGTATTGGGCATTGGCGATAGTAAAGTTCTTATTCCAACACAAACATTTATTGCCACATTGAATAGTGTAGTGTTAGCAGGCAACGAGCCTGTATTCTGCGATGTAGATGATAATGCATTATTAGATATTGATTCATGTGATGTGGCTCTTGCTGGCGCTGGTGTAGAGGCAGTGATGTATGTAAATTTGTTTGGTAACATACTTGATTACGATAAACTAAAGTTAGCCTGTAAATTCTTTAACCCCAACAATGACATTGCTATTATTGAAGATGCGGCTCAAAGTTTTGGAGCATCATACAAAGGCAGACCGTCCGGTAGTCTAGGTGACATTAGTGTTTTAAGTTTTGACCCCACAAAGAATTTACCTAACTATGGATCAGGTGGTATGATACTAACAGATGATCCGGATATAGCACAACGATGCCGCGATCTCAAAGACAATGGTAAATTCCTTGGTAATATAATTGCTGGCACTAACAGTAAAATGAGCGAAGTAGATTGTGGTCACATGCTAGTTAAATTAAATTATTTCGACGCATGGCAAGCACGGCGTACTAAAATTGCAGATTTTTATACAGAGCATCTAAGTGCGTATGTAGATCCCATGCTACCAAACGATAATGTTATTCATGCCTGGCACAAATATGTTATACGTGTACACAGTCGACATAATTTAGAAACGTACCTGAGTAAACACGGTATTGAGACCAAAGTACACTACGAAAAAGCACTACACGAATATGATTTAGCCTATGATTATAACAATAATTATAACTACGAAGCTTTTAGAAGTGCTGTTGCACATAGCAAAGAAGCACTGAGTTTACCGATATACCCAGAGATGACTGATGCCGAAGTCGAAACAGTAGCAGAAACTATTGTTGAATATTATGCAGGCGAGTAAATCGTGTATTGAGCCAATCCCACTCGAAGCTTAGTTTTAACTTTTCGTAGTCTCCCCCAACTTCATTGTAGTAATCCACAGCATCGTTTGCACCTTGCAAACAATATTCAGCATACATACCTTGTGCAACTGTACACCAAACACGTAGACGTTCTTCTGTTTCTAATGTAGGCTCTGTGGCCATTGAGTATTTTAGCTTGACTACTTCACGGAAAGCAGTACGCCAAGTCATCCACGCACTTTGATTAAAATGTGCTGTTCCGCTTAGAATAGGAACTACTTCGTGTGCTTGACTAAGAGTGAAGTCAATGCCGGGTGTATTGTTTTCTAACACCAATCTTTTGTTGTAGGCAATCATACCTTGATGTCCGTATTCCAACCCATTTACAGGATTACGGCTATTAAAGATATAATGTTTTGGTTCTTGGAAGTAATCCGGTGACCAAGTAAACCACGGAAAGTCACTGCCCAGAACTTCTAGTTTAGCAAACACCGCAAAGAACCAAGGTGTTGTGCTCTGTCGTGCGGCTTCTTGATATGCGGCAACTCGTCCATTTACCCCACGTACCCATTTTGCACTAGTATTGCTCATATAACACAAATGTTCGTACCACTTTTCTTCATCAGGTTCGCCATTGGATATATAGACTATGTCTAGGCAATCACGGCCTCCTAAGTTGTCGTTTAACAGTAGATTCGTCTCCTCAACGTAAGGATAATCGTAGATTTGCGACACTAAATCTTCCTTGATATCTCGAGGTACTAGTGCGGTCGCACCTGCTACACTTGCACGTATTACAGTACGATCTTTTTTAGTCCATAAGCAAGGACAATCAGCAAACATCAAATCCGGTAACGTTGTAAACATTACGTAAGGAGTTTTAAATTCATGGTTCTTAATTTCGGTTACTAGATCATCGGTGTCGTAAACATGGACCGGCGTATCAAACCTGGACAGCACTTGATCATCACAATAATTAATTACATTAAACCAATCTAGTAACTCTAAGTCTACCATTTGTTGAGCAAAACTAGGAACGTGTATGTAGAACGTATCTCCACGTTTTTGATTACCACTTGGAAAACAATGGATCATTTCTTTTTGAGCTTCACTTGGATGCCAAGTAAAGTCAAATTGCGTATAGTCACATACGCTACTGATAATCCACACGTATTCTGTTGTGGCCAAATTCATAATGCGCTTGAATACATTAAGATGGTTGTCTACGTAGCGGGTACTCTTTATAGTAGGATGGTCACATTTCAACACATCAAATTGATGACGATTGATTGTGGTATTCATAAAGTCCATGTAAAAGATTTGCGTGGAGCCAGCTTTGATCTTTTGATTTGTCATGTACTTTACACCTGCTGTGCCCGGGTATACTGGACCGCCTTCACGTTGCCACTGAGTGGGAAAACGATATTCGTATTCAGGTTCAGTTCGATCTGGGTGCCAACTATAATCAAACTCACTATCATCTATATTGTCGGGTACTGCCCATTTATCTCTATTTGGTAATCTTATAACTTTTTGTTCTGTACAGAAATTCCATTCACGATTTTTTACAGTATCTTTATTTGCAAAATATACTTCTCCGTTACGTTGCCATTGGCTGGCAAATACGTGTACGTAGTTATCTTCCCACGGAGGATTAAGCCAATCAAAATCAAATCCGGTGTAGTCATTGCCCCCATAAATATACCAGTAGCGGCCAGTACGGCACAACTCTGCTGCGTGTTCTAAACTATCAGCAGGTCTTTCAAATTCAAATAAGTTTGGCTTTGGGCCAAAGTAAAAAACATCAAACATGTATAATATCGCTCAGCATTATGAAAACATTTATCAATACTTAAAAACTATTATAACAGATCCACGGGTTGCATATCTACATCCTTTTGGGTCAACTCAACCAGAAAACTTAGAAATCATTCGCGATGATGATAGCGGGTATAAACGTAAAGATCCATTGTTTATTTTTTATGATCAGGAACCATTAAATTTTGTATATAATAAACCATTATTTGATTACATAAAGCAAAACACAATGGGTCCTTATATACTAGTTAGCACAGAAAAACATAGTGCCGAAAAAGAACGTATATGCCAAGAATATAATTTTGCCAACTTGGATTATTTCTTTCATATCTTTGCTGCCACTGATTGGTACCGAGGACACCAGTACATTCCAAATATAGTTCTACCATCTAAACGAAAAATACAAAAAACATATATCACATTTAACAGGCTTACTAGCGGTGAACGTATATATCGTAGTTTGTTTATTAACGAGTTATATAAAAGCGATCTATTAGAATCTGGATACATTAGTTATAGTAAAGAATGCCCTGATGGCGGAAACTTTGCAGACAACTTGCGTATGGGTGTAACCAATCAAAAATTAAATCCAACAATAGTAGAAGAAGCAATTACCAATATCAGTAACATTAATTCTTTAAGAATTGATTTTGCCAAGGATGAATATATCCCAAATCAAAGCATGGTGTTAAGCCCTATTAAAGAGCTAATGGAAAGTTTTGTTTTTGTAGTAACCGAAACATGTTACTGGCAAGACAAAACACATTTAACTGAAAAAATATTTAAACCAATAGTGTTACGTATGCCTTTTATATTAGTTGGGTGTGTTAACAATCTGGCATACTTAAGAGACTACGGCTTTAAAACATTTAACGAATACTGGGACGAAAGTTACGACACAATAGCTGACCCTATACTACGGTTGCAGGCCATAACTAAAATTATAAAATCATTGAGCGAACTTAGTAGTGATCAGTTACAGTATATGCTAAACAAAATGAGTCCAATACTAGAACATAACTACAAATTATTTAATAGTCCAGACTTTGTTAAAAACGAATGGGACCACTTAACTAACTCATTAACTGCTATTTCAAAGCTGTATAAGTTTGAACCACCGTATTCATTGAATCCTAGACTAGGGCAAGCGATTCCATGCTGATTCGTGTATGTAGTACAAGATAGTATTGGCAATTATCTGTGCAATAGCAATGCTGGTAGCAATAAAAAATTGCCCAGTGACCAAGTAACTTATTAAGAATGTACTAGTTGACCCAACTAAGCGCCAGGTCAACGTTTTCCATAATGTGCGATACTTACTCAATTCCAAGACTTTTTCTAATCTTTGTGGACTGTTCAATTGATGTCACAGTTATCAAAGTGCTTCTTTTTCATACTACCTAAGTATCTGCCTGTAGCCTTACAATGAGGGCATACAACATTAGGAGTATTTTTAATAGTAGCCGCAGATTTTGATCTAGACTCTTTAGTAATAACTTGATTTGCTCTTGCTAATCTTATTTTTTCTTTGGTTTCATCAGTCATTATTTGTTGTTTTGCTTTTTCACTTTGTAACTTACGGCGTTCAGGATTTTTAGCCCACTGTGCCCGTGTGCGGTCTGCTTGTGCTTTGCGATACTCAGGATTCTCGCCACGTTTTAGTGCCGCGGCCTTTAACTTAGCACGAACTTCGTCATTGAGATTAAACATCAAATTGTTTCTATTATTGTAGATATTGTCAGAAGTAATATCTACGCTATCTAGTAGTTGCGATTCAAGTAGCTGGCATTCAGGCATTGTGCCCTTAAGTAATATTTCTCGTTGCCATTTGTAAGCAGGATTATTGTAATCATCCCAGAACTGGTCAGACGCAGATGAGCAAATATATCCGTCATTCTCTGCGCCTTTGTGCCATCCAGTGTAAGTTTTATTAAGTGTTAAGTTAGTCCAACGATAAACAAATGAGTCCATATGTTTATTTATCGTGCCACCGTCCTAACATTTTATTTTAACCCCATTGCCTTACGGATATTAGTAGCAGAGATAGAGTGTATTGAATCATCAAATACTTCTTGTTCAATCTTGTAGCCAACATCTCTTCCGTAAGTAATATTTGTAATATTAGGCACTAACATTACTTCATATTGACCTTGGTAAATAGGATCTAAATCTCGTTTAATAAACTTAACAACTTTTTCAAACTCAAACGGATTACTACCATTCCAACCTTGGCAGTCACGTATTTGAATAATAACTTGTCCTGTTTTTGCTAAGGCCCGTTCAAACAATGCACGGTGACCTTCGTGCCAAGGTTGATATCTACCAAGAAGCAAGGTGCTTTCTTTTTTCCAATCAAACACAGGCCGGCGGCGATTGTCTACAATATGCTCAGAAATAAAGTCTGCCCACTTCTCTGCATTTTGTTCGTTAATGCGGAAGTCATATAACTCGGGCTCAACAAACATTGCATTTGTATCCGCATAACGGCCTTCGCGTATGGTATCTACCCAAATAGTCCAGTCTGCTTTAAAGTTGTTACG